ACAGACATTTAACGGACAGGCTGATTTTGGACGACGTGTCACTTGTGTGATTAGTCGTAACGGTGATTTAGCATACCGAACTTATCTTCAGATTACTCTTCCCGAAATCAATCAATATATGGGAAATTCTACTTCTCTTGCTTTGGGACAACAATCTGTCTATGCTCGATGGCTGGACTTTCCCGGTGAGCAGATAATTGCCCAGGTTGAGGTTGAGATTGGTGGTCAACGCATTGACCGTCAATATGGTGATTGGATGCACATCTGGAATCAATTGACAATGACTGCTGAACAGGAGCGAGCTTATTTCAAGATGGTTGGAAATACTACTCAAATGACTTTTATTACGGATCCATCTTTCTCAGATGTCGATGGTCCTTGCGACTCGTTGGCTCCTCGTCAAGTGTGTGCCCCTCGTAATGCTCTCCCTGAGACGACTCTTTATGTTCCTTTCCAGTTTTGGTTTAACAATAACCCTGGGTTGGCTCTTCCTTTAATTGCCCTCCAATACCACGAGGTCAAGATTAATTTGGATTTGCGTCCTATTGATGAGTGCTTGTGGGCAGTTACCACTTTGTCCTGCAACAGTAATGGTTCTAGCCCCAACACTCAATTGCCTATTGGCTCGACTGTTGCTGCAACGATTGCTTACAATCAGTCATTGGTTGCTGCTTCCCTCTATGTTGATTATGTCTTTTTGGATACGGATGAGCGAAGACGTTTTGCCCAAAATCCTCACGAATATTTAATTAGTCAACTCCAATTCACGGGTGATGAGAGTGTGGGTTCCTCATCCAACAAGATTAAGTTGAATTTCAATCACCCCGTGAAGGAGTTGATTTGGGTTGTTCAGCCTGATCAGAATGTGGATTACTGTTCATCTTTGTTGTGCGATGCCTTGTTGTTCAAGGTGTTGGGAGCCCAGCCTTTCAACTATACGGACGCAATTGATGCATTGCCCAACGCAATTCACGCTTTCGGTGGACCTAACGAAGTGACTGCTGGAAACTACATTGATGCAAGAGGATTATTTGAAGATGCGGGAGCTGAGGATGCTTGGACACCTTCTAACTTTACTGGATACTGGAACGGACCCAATGACCCATACAACGAGCCTAATCTTGGAGGAGCCAATGTCCCGATTAATACGAACTTGGCAAACAACAATGCTTCTCTTGAGGCGGCATTGGCTGGAATCGGTGTTGGAAATGTGAATGGTGTTACTGGAGCACAGATTCCTGTGAGCCGTGGAAACGGATATGGCGCTCAGCCATCTTACTTAACTCACACCAACCACAATGCCAATTCGAGTGTGTCTGATGCTGGAACTTTTGTTCTTTCTGAGACCTCTTTGGATATGCATTGTTGGGGACAGAACCCCGTGGTGGTTGCCAAGCTCCAACTCAATGGTCAAGACCGATTCTCAGAGCGAGAAGGTTCTTACTTCTCTTGGGTTCAACCATTCCAGTGCCACACCCGTGCTCCAGATGAAGGTATTAATGTTTACTCATTTGCTCTTCGCCCTGAGGAACACCAGCCTTCTGGAACTTGCAACTTTTCGAGAATTGATAACGCTACTCTTCAGTTGGTCTTGTCTAATGCTACCGTCGAAGGAACCAAGACCGCCAAGGTTCGCGTTTATGCTACCAACTACAATGTGTTGAGAATTATGTCGGGAATGGGTGGGTTAGCGTATTCAAATTAGTGGATTGGACGAATTTATATATTTATTATATATATTTACATATTACTAATTTAAATAGTTCATATTATACAATATATAATATGAATAAAATTGATTTAATTTTAAATGCGGATGGAACCATCAACTATAACAGTATGAAACCAGAATATTCAACCAATACGGAATTCAATTGTGGTGAAATTAAATATAATGGGAAAACATATCTTATCGATAATATTGATATGTGTAGAATCATAAATTCAACTAGAAATTTTGTTTTTATTTCAGATGAAGATTATCCCTCTTATGCATATAATTATAAACGAATTACCTATTTAGATTTTATTTTCGGGGTGAATCAAGAATCTGTATATTTTGAATTTATCAATGGAAATAAAAATGATTTGAGAAGAATAAATGTAATTCCTTATCATTATTATTACAAATATATAATGAAATTTAATTATAATATTATAGAGTACCAAGAAGGACATTATCAAACAATGGGTCAAGACGCAAATATAATGAAAAATCCTATTTGGAAAATTTTAGAAAATGAAAAAGAGTATTTATTAATGTATTGCGAAAATGATACTATTTGTAAATTATGTCCTATTAGTTATCAAAAAATTATTGATTATGAAATGAAAGAACACAATGGAAAAAAATTAACATGGTTTAAACAACGTAACGGATATATTATGAATAGTTATAATTTATACATTCATCAAATTATTATGGATTGTTATGGAAACGGAAAAGGAACAAAATTAATCAGTGTAGACCATATCGACCAAGACCCATTAAATAATTCTTATGAGAATTTAAGATTGGCTACCAGAAAAGAACAAGAAGAGAATTCAAAAGGAATCAAAAATGGAACTAAAAGAGAAAGAAAATCATCTGCAATCTCTCTACCTGAAGGATTAACACAACAAATGATGAAAAAATATGTTGTGTATTATCACGAATGGTTGGATAAAGAAAAAACAAAATATAGAGAATTTTTCAAGGTAGAAAAACATCCCAAATTGGATAAAGTATGGATAACTACCAAATCTGGTAAAGTTTCTCTACTTGATAAACTTAATCAAGCAAATAAAGTCGTTGAAGATTTAGAAAATAATATTTATCCTGTAAAAGATGTTCCAACTTTACCCAAATATTTCTCTTTTGTCACAATGAGAGAAAAAAATCATTTAGTTTTCGAAAAAAGAATGGATAGTAAACGATTCAATATGAAAATGGTTTTACCAGAAGATTATGATTTAGAATCCCAAATGGAATTCTTCAAAGAAAAAATTAAAGAAAAATATAAAGTAGCAGAATTATTTTAGTATATATTCATTATAATATTTCAGTGAATAAATAATTAGTTTATTTTCAATAATTAGTCCTTTTAATGTATGATATGTTGTATCATATATTTTTTTAAAGGATTTATAATTTATATACAACCATAATAAATATATAAAAAAGAATAAAAAAGAATAATAATAATCTCTTGTTTGAATCTTATAATTTTTTAATGTGTAGAGAGGAATTATTTTAATAATAATTATAATAATTATAGAAGGAATTACTATTTTTTTCAAATTAGTTTTATAATAAAACATGAGACATATAATAATGATATCCACATAAACCCCAAATAATAATAGCAATTTTGGATTAAAAAAAGTAAATAAATTGAAAATATATAATATCCATAAAACATAAATCCAATCTGAAAATATATAATCTCCTCTTAACATATTATATCTAAACAAATAACTTTGACATATTGATGACTTCAGGTTTATTCATTTCTTTATAAAATAGTTTCTCTACTTGTGAATCATCTCTTAGTCGAATTGTATATTCTTGTTGGATATTATTTCGTCCAATTCTTCCAAATGCTTGAATAATTTTTTCTTGAGTAATAGACAAGTCCTTGGATAGATATCCGTGACAGAATTGATAATTTGTCCCATAAATATAATCACTTGAAGCAATAATCATGTATAATTTTTGTTGAGATGCTAATCTTTTAATAATTTCTGTATATGTAATACTTGGGTGATTTGTAAATACACCGATTCCCATTAATAATAACACTTTCCAACTATCATCTACATCTTTCAACATCATAATTTCTATAATAACGGATTCTTCAATGTCACTGGTAAATGTGTTTGTAATCTTATTTGGAAACCATTTTTTAAGATGGAGAATTTTATTAGGAACAAATGTTTCATTTAATTGAACAGATTGAATCATATTTTTATATCTTTCGATTTCAGCTTCTAATCTAGCAATATTTTTGCCATCCGCATTTGTATCTGAAGCTAATTTCACTTTACTATCTTTTTTCTTTGATTTTTTTTCGGTTGATTCTTCATTTGTTGTAGATTGATTATTTTTTTCAGTTAATAATTCCAATTCTTGTTCCAAGTCGGTTATTTTTTCAGTAATAGTATTATTTACAGATATTTTATTTAATATATCTTTCATAACTTGAGAAGGAATATTGGATTGTTGAATATAAAATTTAGCGATTTTCTCTACATCATTTGTGAGAAATATAGTTGGTCCATCAGTTAATGTGAAAGCATCTTTTGTAGTGACATATATACCTGTTTGTTCTTCTTTTGGTACATCTAATGAAGAAACACTTACCGTTCTTGTTAATGGTTTTTCTTTACAAGTTGCAACAGAATTTAAACTTATCGATTTACGAATCGGTGTTCCATTTGTGTCAACAAATGAATTGGATTGAATTCTTTTTTCTTTTAATAGATTGAAATGTAGATATATTTTTTCCCATGAATGAGGTTGTGTTACAATAATTTCTTCTAATAATTCGAGATAGTATATTTTAATTGAAGACATGGAAATATCTTCAATCTTTTGAAATTTCAAATGTATTTTATCAGTTGAAATATATTCAATAAATTTAACTATTTCATTTAAATCTAAATATCGTAACAAAGTCATATTATCTTTTATATTTTCAATGATTTGAAGCATTTTTTCTGGGTCATTGGTAATAGAATGAGGAATAATAACATATCCAAACTTATTGACAATTGGAATTGATTTTTTACAATCATAACTAATAATATTATGGATAGTAGCTCCTTCAAATTTTCTATGAAACGATTCTATAGTCAATCCAATTTCGTGTAATTTAGGAAGAGTTGCAGAAGATAATACAAGATTAGGAATTAAATTTTGTCGCCAATTTTCTTTTATGATGGAATGTAATTCGTGTTCTTCATAATCCATCGTGATTGTAGGTTCATCCCAATAAGTAATAATATTATTTGCTTGATTAAATGACAACATATAATACATTGCTGGTAAATAGGATTTTACATCACAAATCATAATTTCCACTTTATCTCCTACAGAATTATCTACTTTACCGATTCCACCCGTTTTTCTATTCTTGGTGAAATCTTTTGCAGCAAAGTAATGTAATCGAATATCAGCCGCGCTTGAACAACCAAAGGCAAAAGCAATCTTTTTTCCAACAGAAATAGAAGATTTTGCCAGTGCTAATCCAACGTGTCTCGCAGCGCAAACAAATATAATTCGTTGAGTCATTTTTTCATTAGTAATTCTATCTATTTTAAATCCTTCTGAAAGACCAATAGGAGAAAGAGTTTTTCCAGTACCGGTTGGAGCAATATATAAAATCAATTTGGGATATGCATTTTTACACACTGTAAATAATTCACGTTGATGTTCATATAATGTCAAATCGGCATATTTTAATAATAATTTATTTTTCTCTATAAATTCAACAGAATTTTTAATCAAATCAACCATATTGATTTCAGTTTCTACTTTTTTCAAAATAAAATCGACAAAATTCATTACGTGTCTATTTAACATTTGAATAGACATTGATTTTAATTTATATAGTGTAAAGTAGTGAATATACCAACTATGCGTTGATTTATTTGAAAGAATATTGGAAATCATTTCCAGAAGTAAATATTCATAAATATCAACATTACTCATTATTTTCTCTACATTATTTCTTTGGATACGTATTAAATCAGCTTTTTTAATTTTTGGATTTGCTTTAATATCGTGAACATAATCACTATAAGTATTAATTTGATTTATTTTTTCTAAAAAGTAATTATAGTATAAATAATCTTCCATAAGTGGAGAAAATTCCACCTTCAAGTAACCGAAAAGAGAGATATGTTTATTATATTTAATATTTACATCGTGATACCCATTGCAAATAAGAGTGAGAATATTTTTTTCTTCGTCGGTAACAGGCACTTCAATTGATTCCCATTCAGATTTGTTAAGTTTTCGTTGGTTCAAGTCCATTTTAATAAGTTTCTTTCTAATTGCTCTTTATATTATTTACTTTATTCAAATCAATTTTTTTATAACGCATAATATGTGAACTTAAAGTGTATAATTTGTTAACATAATTAATAAATTGAAAGTTTATTATCATTCAATAATGATTCAACAATAAGCAAATGGCATATATCATTTCAATCGAAGGAAATATTGGTTCGGGAAAGAGTACATTTCTCTCTTATCTAAAAGAGAATTGTTCAAAACAAATCATTTTTGTAAAAGAACCGGTTGATAAATGGGAACAGATAAAGGATAGTGAAACAAACGAAACCATGTTACAAAAGTTTTATAAAGACCAAAAAAAGTATTCCTTTTCATTTCAAATGATGGCTTTTATATCTCGTTTCTCTATTTTAAGAGAAACAGTAAGACAAAATCCTTCTGCAATTATTATCACAGAAAGATGTTTGTATACAGATAAATATGTATTTGCC